TACCACCGAGACGGTCGCATTGGCACACACGTTTTTTACACAGCACCCGAAGGGAAATGAGAATGTTTAACATGACACTTGAGCAACACTTGGAAGAGATGGGCATCCGTCCCAAGTCAATCATCCGTGAGCTAGAGGAACTACTTGATCCACGGCTGGAGTATCTGGCAAAGGGTTACTTCAATGACCCCCGCAATGGAAAAGGTGAGGTGCCGTTCTGATGAAACACAGGAGACCTAACCCTATGGCTAAAGACGTTAGACAGCCTAAATATAAAATGAGGGTTGTACCTGTTAAGAAAAAGCCTATATTAAAACGTAAGCGTAAACACAAAGGAGAATCGCTATGACAACTGATCCACACAAACTAATTAAGAGTTCTTACATAGGTCAAGGATGGACTGCCCATTACTTTGGGGACCAAAGCATGTTGTTCAGGAATAGCAATGGGACTTCTTTGCAGCTACCTCCAAACAGCACTAGGGTTCTGATTGACATACTCGATGAAATAGAGAAGGGGGTGTAACATGAATACAATCTTTATACTAATATGGTTTGTCGTTGTCCCTGAGACTGGCGTAAGGTATTACCACTTGGGGACGTATGACAATGAGACTGTTTGCAAGGCTGCATTAAAGGAGGCCGCAGTCATGGTGAACGAAAGCAATGAGACAATCGAATGTATAGGAGTAAGTGTTGATGGAAGTAATATTTAAGGAAGAAATAAGTAAGGGAGTTTACTTGGTGGGCTTTATTAACGGAGCCTTAGTTATTGACTTTCCGTTGGAAGACAGAGCCTACAGATTACCTAAAGATGTAGTAAAGCGTTTAAAGGAGGTGCTAAATGATTAAAGCAACATACATAGATCACATGGGTAATGACCTCACAGTAGCTAACGCTGCACGGGTGTCATTCGGTAAGACCAGCGAGATGGAGGATGATGCGTGGGGGCCACCTAAGCTCAAAGAGAAAGATGCAAAGCTGATCCGTTACCTTGCCAAGCACAAGCACATCAGCCCCTTTGGTCATTGCTTTGCCAGCTTCCACGTTAAGGCCCCTATCTTTGTCGCACGGCAACTTGTAAAGCATAAATTTTTGAGGTGGAACGAAGTGTCGAGGCGATATACGACTGAAAATATTGAGTTTTATACACCTAAAGAATGGCGTGGTCGTAGCGCAGACAAGAAACAGGGGTCTGATGGTGTCGTAGATATGATTGACATCTCTGGCCCAGACTTCGGTAGTGACGGTGAGGAGTATTATGAGTACGACGAGTGTCCTCCGCAACAGATCGCAGAGATGAGTGAGGAGGCCGCCCTTAGAACTTATGAATATCTTATCCGTGGAGGTGTAGCACCAGAGCAAGCCCGTATGGTACTACCACAGTCTACCATGACTGAGTGGTACTGGTCAGGTAGCCTCGATGCCTTTTCTGATATGTGTAACTTGCGCTGTGAGCCTGACACACAGGCAGAGACCCGTGAGGTAGCAAAGCAGATCGACCACAAGATGATTGAACTATTCCCTGTGTCGTGGGATGCACTGAAGGAGAGTGATGATGAGTGAGTATGTAAATGAACCCGTCAAGATAACTGAAATAACTGAGCATGAGGATGGCAGTGCTACACTACAGGTAGAGTGTGACCCAAAGACATTTGCTGCTATCTTTAACGTAGGGTTTGTGTCGCTGATTAAGACTGGCCTATACTGGGAGACTGACAATGATAAGACCCATGACTGAAGAGGAACGTAAGGCATCCCTTGATCGTGATGAAAAGAACAAGTGGCGCAAGTGTGTCAGTTGTGGTAATGCAAGTAGAGACACATGGTGTGGTTTCTGTCTGGAGGAAGAATGATAAACAGTGAGTGGCGTAAGTTGATAGCAGAACAGGAAGATTTTAAGGAGAACGTAATGGCAGAACATACATCAGACATCGTGAATGAACCTAAGCACTACGCACGATGGAAAATAGAACCTATAACATATATCATGCAGAATGGCTTTGAGTTCTGGCGTGGGAATATCATCAAGTATGCCAGTCGTGCAGGTTACAAGCCCTACGAGGGAATGAGCAAGGCTAAGTGTGAGATCACAGACCTTGAGAAGGTCATACGCTATGCACAGATGCGTATCAATCAACTGGAGGGTAAAGACAAGCTATGACTAAAGATGAGCTAGAGAAGATCGTAAGGACGCTAGAGAAGTGCCCAGACGTAAAAGCTGAGGAGGTCACTTACCTTATCAGGCAACGTCAGATGTACCTAGAACAGGAGCCAGAGCATGAGTTTGCCTGATGATGAAATCATAAAGATGTGCAAGAGGTTGGCTTACAAGTACAACCGCATTGATTTAAAAGACGATCTCATCTCTGAAGGTGTGTTGGCAATATACGAAAGGCTAGAGGTAAACCCAGATGAATACCCTGCAAGCCTGTACAGACGCGCACACAGAGCCATGTACGACTATATCAACAGGAGGTCTAGAGTAGTGCATATACCTAACTCAAGGACGGTAGAGAGCCTCTCAAAGGGTGTCGAATATAAACATCAAAACTACTCTGAGAAGGGTAAAGAAGAACTGGCAAAAGCTCTATCGGCTACATCTATGAGCATCGACGAAAATCTATCTTTGTCTGTAAAGGACTGCACTCAGGCATATGAAAACCAGGAATATGTTGAAAAAGCAATGAATAAGCTAGACGACATAGAAAGGGAGATCGTGCAGAAGAGATACTTTGAAGGCATGTCGCAGCCAGATTTAGCTGATTTTTATGGGGTAACTCAACAGTCGGTTTCAAGAAGGGAGGCTGCGGCACTAACTAAAATGTCACGGCTGTAACAATTCGTGAAGTGTGTAATTTAGAAAAGGGTCTATATAAGTAAGTGTAACCCTCTTAAGTTACCTCTAGAGTTACTGCACATCGTCGTTGTCTATTAAAGAGTTACACTAGAGTTACTCTAGAGTTAACTCTTATTGGTACAACGACAACGACTATAACTCTAGATTAACTTTAGTATAAGGAAGATAACATGAGTGATAGAAGCAACTTACCGTGTCCTTTTGTGTCGTGCGGTTCTTCAGATGCTTTTAGTTATAACAGCAATGGCTACGGAAAATGCCACTCCTGTGATACTAATTACCCCTCCAGACAGAAGACGTTTGATTGGGCATCTGAGAAATACCCCACAGTACAAAAAGATGGGTATTCGTTTACACCTAAGAAGATCGAGCCGCCGATTCAACAAGACCCCAGCAGTGGAAAATATGAAGGTATGCGCGGTATTGACGATGGTGTCATGGCGGAATATGGCGTGTTGACCTACCCTGATCGTCAGGAATACATATACCCCAGCGGGGGAATTAAAGTAAGGAAGTTACCAGAAAAGGGTTTCTACGCTAAAGACGGGTTTAAGTCCGATGAACTATTTGGAATGAACCTTTTTACCGCAGGTTGTAGTAAGGCTGTAACGGTCACAGAAGGTGAGTTAGACGCTTTGTCAGTTTTCCAAATTATACAGAACAAGTTTACTAACCCTGTTGTGTCGTTGCCGTCAGCTACTCCATCAAAAAAGCTGTGGGAGAATTGTGCAGAGTGGCTTAACACCTTTGACAAGATTATCCTTTCTGTGGACAATGATGAGGCTGGGAATAACTTAGCGGATAACATAGCCAAGTTGTTTCCAAACAAGGTCTATCGTGTTGACCATCGACCATACAAAGATGCCAATGAGTTCTTACAAGCTGGCAAAGCTGAAGATTTCAAGCAGGCTTGGTGGAACGCTCGTAAGTACACGCCTGAGAATGTCATGAACAGCACACAGGATTTCTTGTCGTTGTATAAGGATACACCTGAGCATCAGTATATACCAACAGGCATACAGGCGCTGGATGATAAGATACTTGGCCTCATGCAAGGTCACTTTACGGTTATCAAGGCTCCTACAGGTATTGGTAAAACAGAGGTCATGCGTTATCTTGAATACAACATGCTACAGCAAGGAATACCGATTGCTGCATGGCACTTAGAAGAGACCAAACTGCGTTCTATCTTAGGTCTCGTGAGTTACGAGTGTAATGACAATCTGACACGCAGAGACCTAATTGACGATAAAGATGCAGAGGAACAGGTGTTGGGGGCCATTGAAAGTCTTACTAAGGATGAGAATTTCTACCAGTTCTACCTAAGTGATGGTCAAGATGCTGATGACCTGATCGACCAGATACGATACTTTGCCGTAGCCTGTGGCGTTAAGTTTGTTTTCTTTGAGCCTATCCAAGATGTCTTGGTTGGCACATCTGAGGATAGCAAAGAGCAAATGCTTGCTGATCTATCAGTACGACTGTCCAAGCTATCGGCTGAGTTAAACGTGGGTATCGTAACTATCGCCCACACTAACGATGATGGTCAGATGAAATACTGTCGCATGATCGGACAACGTGCGTCCGTGATTGTTAACCTGAGTCGTGATAAAGATTCTGACGACCTGCAAGAGCGTAATACAACGTACTTAACTGTTGAAAAGAACCGACCCTGTTCAGAGGAGGGTAACGCGGGGATGATGAGGTTTAACTCAGATACGTTTACACTAAGCGAGGTAATGTAATGCCTAATGTAAGGATTTGGTCAAAAGAAGAAGAATCTTGGTTGCAAGAAAACATAGAGTATGATCCACAACAAGGTACTTTTTACAACAAAATTACTAAAAAACAAGCCCCTGTTGGACGCAAGGGTGACTACATTCGTATAACTAGGGCTGTAGGAGGCAGGGGTTTCACTTACTTAGGTCACAGAGTTGCTTGGTTTTTATATCACGGACACCAAACAAAACTCTTTTTAGACCACATTAACAGGAATGTACAAGACAACAGGATCGCAAACCTAAGAGAGTGTTCTTATTTCCAAAACAATGCAAATAGGGCACCTGTTAAAAAAGGTAAACTCAAAGGAGTAAGGGAGGTTACTATGTATAGAGCAGTGTGCAATAGCGAAGTTCTGGGTGTTTTTAATTGTAAAATAGATGCAGCAAAAGCCTATGACCTTCGTGCGAAAGAGGTCTTTGGGGAATTTGCATACACAAACAAACAACATGGGGTTTACTAACAAATGACAACAGTATTCGACATTGAAACAGACGGTCTATTAGATGAGTTGACCAAGATTCATGTCCTGTCTTGGTCTAATGACATGGGTGAAGTTAAGCATACCCATGACTATGATGAGATGCGTTATGTATTACTCAACAGTGAAACACTGGTAGGCCACAATATTATCCGCTTTGATCTACCAGCGGTGAAAAAAGTGCTAGGCATTGAGGTAAAGGCTCGTTTGATCGACACTCTAGCGTTATCTTGGTATCTACACCATGATCGTATGAAGCATGGGCTTGAGGGCTACGGAGAGGACTATGGAGTGCCTAAGCCTGTCATTAAGGACTGGAACACCCTGACGCCAGAAGAGTACGCTCACAGGTGTGATGAGGACGTTAAGATCAACGTGCGTCTATGGCGTGACTTAGATATCAAGTTAGACAGGCTGTACCGAGACCCCACTGAGAAGGATCGACTTATCGACTACCTGTCATTCAAGCTAGACTGCGCTAGAGAACAAGAGACCCTACGGTGGAAATTAGACGTAGACAAAGCTCAAGCAGCCTACGATGAAATCATGGAACTTAAGGTAGATAAGGTAGAGCAACTGGCTGACGCTATGCCTAAACGAATTATCACTCGTATAGCTACACAACCCAAGAGGGATAAATATAAGAAAAATGGGGATTTGTCTTCAGACTGGGAGAAGTGGATTGATCTTTGTTTGCAATATAGACAACCCGAGACAACCATAAAGTTTGTAGTTAAAACGGGTGAAGAGCGAGGAAACCCTAACTCTAACGACCAAGTAAAAGATTGGTTAAACTCTCTTGGTTGGAACCCGCGAACATATAAGTTTACAAGGAATAAGGTTACAGGTGATGAAAAAAGAATTGCACAAGTCAGAAACAACGGAGAGTTATGTCCAAGTGTCAAAGAGCTTGCAGAGGTTGACAAAGCTGTTGATCTTCTCGATGGCCTTACTGTCCTTACTCACCGTGCTGGTATTCTTAAGAGTTTCTTAGAGTGCCATAAGGATGGGTGGCTAGAAGCTAGTGTTGCTGGTCTAACAAATACCTTTCGGTTTAAGCACTATCGACCTTTGGTCAACCTTCCAGGAATCGACAAGCCATACGGGAATGTTATCCGTGGTTGTTTAACGTGTCCTGATGGTTATGTGTTAGCAGGTGCTGACATGACATCTCTGGAGGACACAACGAAACGACACTACATGAAACCACTAGACCCTGACTACGTTGAGGCCATGAGCCGTGAAGGTTTTGACCCTCACTTGGACTTGGCTCTACACGCTGGTGTTATCACTCAAGATGACATCGACAAGCATAATTCTGGGGAGCGTTCACTCAAAGCCCTCCGTAAGAATTACAAGGTGGTTAACTATAGTGCTACATACGGTGTAGGAGCGCCTAAGCTGGCCCGTGAGACAGGTATGACCAAAGGTGAGGCCAAGACCCTGCTGGAGGCTTTCTGGTCTCGTAACTGGGCTATCGAGCGTGTAGCAAAGAACTTACGGGTTCGTGAGCTATTCGGTGGCATGTGGCTCAAGAACCCAGTGTCGGGCTTCTGGTATAGCTTACGCAGTGATAAGGATCGTTTTAGTACACTCAATCAAAGTACGGGAGTGTTCTGTTTTGACACTTGGGTATCGCTATGTAGGGCTGAGGGAATTAAATCTATTGGGCAGTTTCACGATGAAATTATTGCTCTTGTTAAGGAAGGAGAAGAGGGTGATGTAGAGAAGATCATGCACAGTGCAGCAGTTAAATTAAACGACAAAGTAAAACTGAATGTGCCACTAGGTACTGATGTACAGTTTGGCAAGACCTACGCAGATATACACTAAATAAATAATATTTTTGGTTGTGGAAATGCGAAATGGGTCTATATAATATAGTACGGACACCCGAATGAGAGGAAATTCAAATGGGAAAGACAGTAGTAGTAGAGTGTGAAATTGAGTGGGCTAAACTTCGTGAGGAAGATCGTGACATGGGGCCAAACGATGGTTCTGACTTTGCATCAAATATTCAAGCAAAGCAGGGGCAATATGTGGCTCACCTGATGCTAAATGAGGAGACCAAGAAAAAGATGATTTCTGACGGTGTACCAAACAAAGGTCTACAGGCCCAACTCTTTAAGACAGATAAAGAGGGTCGTATGTTCTATAAGGCAACTCGACCGCACTTCAACCCTAAGTTTAGGAATCTGGAGACAGGAGAACAGGGAGTGGTTGTTGGGCCACCCGCAATGTTCAAGAAGGTTGGAGAGGATCATGTACCTTGGGATTGGGAAACCGATGGCCTTATTGGCAATGGCTCAAAGGTTATCGCAAAGCTAGATGTTTGGGAAGGAAAGATCACCCAGCTTGAAAAGATATCTGTTGTCGATCATGTGCTCTTTGAACGTACCGCAGATGATCGGAGTGTTTTCTAATGGAACTCACAATGACTGTTAAAAATGATAAAGAGGAAGATGGTTTCACTGGCAGTATCACTATGGTCAGAAGTGACATAGACGATCTGTACAGCTTAGGCCAAGCGTATGGAGATTTCTCTAGAGCTATCGGTTTTAATTATGTAGAAGATGTTGCCTTTGAAAAGGACGATGGGCAGATGGTGTTTGGAGGGTTTTAATGGAAAGCGGCAAAGTCTTAATCGACGGAGACATTGTGGCTTATAAGGCAGCGGCCTCTTTAGAGAGTGACTACTTTAAAGAGGTCGTAGCTTTCTCAACAGACTTAAAACTCTACAAATACAAACAAGATTACCATGAAAAGTTTGTAGAGGGTTACAAGTTCTGGGCGGCTGGCAATGATAAAATAGCCCGTCACATAGATAAAAACATGAAGTTTATCATCAGCAAAACTGTAAGGTCTCCTGAGAGTGGGTTATACCAAGTCTACCTAACTGGCTCTAGCAACTTTAGATATAAGGTAGCTAAGTCTTATCCTTATAAAGAAGTCAGGAAGCAAACCCCTAAACCAGTTGATCTACCTAAAGCAAGGGAGTATCTAGTAGATAACTTCAATGCAATAGTTAGTGATGGTGAAGAAGCCGATGATCTAATCGCAATGGAGGCAACTAGGTGCGGTCCCACTACCATCGTAGCCTCTGTGGACAAGGACATGCTCCAAATACCTTGTCGCCATTTCAATCTAACTACGGGGAAGTGGACTACAGTTTCTGAGTTTGCAGGTCTTAAGTTTTTCTACAAACAAATCCTAACGGGTGATGTCGCAGACAACATTAAGGGTGTGTATGGGATTGGGCCTAAGACTGCGGATAAGATGCTTAAGGGGCTTAGTACAGAGGAGGAACTTTGGGATGTTTGCGTAGAGGCATACGAAGGTGATGTAAACAGGGTTGTGGAAAATGCCAGATTACTTTGGCTTAGACGGGAAGTAGGTGAAGTATGGATACCTCCAAAATAGAAGGTAAACACATTGCAGTTTGGTTCTCATGTGGAGCCGCGTCAGCCGTAGCTGCAAAGCTAACCCTAGACTTATATGGGGCTACTAATAAGGTCAGTATCGTCAACAACCCCATCAAGGAAGAACACCCTGACAACCAGAGGTTCTTAAGGGATGTTGAGGGTTGGCTAGACTTCCCCATAGAGTTTGCAACTAGGTCTAAGTATCCAGATCAATCCTGTGAGGATGTGTGGGAGGATCGACGGTTTATGTCAGGCCCAATGGGTGCTCCTTGCACACTAGAACTTAAGAAGAAGGCTCGACAAGAGTGGGAGGAGGTAAACAAGCCTGATTACACTGTACTGGGATTTACCGCAGAGGAGGTTAAACGTGCGGATCGTTTTAGGTTGACTGAACGAGATACCTTACTGACACCTCTGATAGATGCAGGGTTTACTAAGGAGGACTGCTTTCGTGTAATCCAGGATGGGGGCGTAATGTTGCCGTTGATTTATTCTCTGGGTTATCCTAATGCTAATTGTATTGGGTGTGTGAAAGCTAGTTCAGCTACTTACTGGAACCTAGTCAGAGAGACTTTCCCAGAGGTCTTCTTGTCAAGGCAAGAGCAATCAACTGACATAGGTGCAAAGTTAGTCTACTACAAAGGAGAAAGGATCATGCTTAAAGATTTACCTCCAGATGCCAAAGGTAATAAGCTGAAGGGATATGACTTTGAGTGCGGTATCTTCTGTGAAGAAAAGTAGTGCGAGGGGTATAAAACACGGGTATCGGTCTGGGCTAGAAGATCGTATCTCAGACCAACTCAAGAGCCTTAAAGTACCGTTCAAGTATGAGGAGTTCAAGATCAAGTATGAGGTTAACGAGGTTAGAACCTACACACCTGACTTTGAACTCCCCAACGGTATCATCATAGAATCTAAGGGACGGTTCGTTGCAGCAGACAGAAAGAAACATCTGCTAGTCAAAAAGCAACATCCAGACCTTGACATTCGGTTTATCTTCTCTAATTCTAATGCGAAGATAAGCAAAGGCTCAAAGACTACGTTAGGCATGTGGTGTGACAAGCATGGCTATATGTACGCAGACAAGTTAATTCCAGAGAAATGGATAAAGGAAACATAATGGCAGGAAAGACAGTCGTAGTCTTCTCATGCGCTCACGTTGATCCCAGTGTGAGTAATGAGAGGTTTAACTGGTTAGGTGAGTTCTTGTATGACCTCAAGCCTGATTATGTCGTTGACTTGGGTGATGGCGCTGATATGCGGTCATTAAATACATTTGACACTCGTTACCCAGAGGCAATCGTCA